CTGTTTAACGATATCCGATTTACCGATACCGGGAGGGCCCCACATAAACACAGGGCGTTGGATCTTGATACACTTGCGAATGCTTCGCTTTGCTTCGTTAGGGCTAACGGTGCGATTGGAACTAATTTGCTCTGCCATGAATATCTCCGGGTTAGATTAAAAATTATTGAACACTAACTGTTTCAATATGTTAATATTATACAGGAAAATTAGTCTTTAGTCAAGATGCTTTTAGACTTTGCAGAGGCAAATTTTGCAATATTTCCGGAAAAAAGTATGAGTTGGACAGCCATTTTATCGCCAAAAACGAAGATAGCTTTGTTGTTTACATACCACGGACATTCAATAAAATTGTCCAAATTTATGATTAATTTATTGGTATATTGTATAGATTCTTCGAATCTAACTTTGTGGACTTTGATATCGGCTTTTTGAAAACATTCAAAACCTTGTTCGGTAAGCCTAAGACCGCCTTTAGTTTTTTTGCGAGGATTGACCCACCAAGTAGGTATAGTTTTCCTTATACGCTCATCACTGGCATCAATGCCTAAAGAATTTAAAACAGCTCTAGTTATTTCAACCTTTGGATTCATCAGTGATTTGTTCCCCAGTAGTTAGTTTATATACAGAGAACTCGTTAGTGCCAAACATCTTATTCAATTTTTCAGCTAAATTGAAAGCGTGGCCAGAATTGGAAAAAGACACTTTTTTGTATTTTGGACCTATTTGTTGAACTACAATGCTGCTAGTTTTAAGATTAATAGGTTTACCCTGATAGAATACTGCCCAAATTGCGTCTGCTTCAAGGACTTGCTCTGTCTTGTATGTTTTCTTACTAGTAATTTCTAACAATACTTTTGGTTTGGGCCTACTCATATATACGATCTCCGAAAAAGTGCGTATATATTTAGCCTAAATATTGATTAAAATTTACCCCCATCCATTTTGATTTCGATAGGACCTTGTTGGGAATTTGAAGCTATTTGATCTAATTCTCCAGCTAGTCTAGTCATAACAACACTGAGACTATTTTGGAGATCTGTAACTTCTTTTATGCTTAAAACTAGATCTTTTTTGCCGCCCTTTATAGCCACTCTAGCTTTATTAAGAAATTCTTCAATAGGTAATGTATTAAGTTGTTTCATTTTTGTTAACTTTATTTAATACAGATTTCATTTCGGCTTCAGTTTTGAATGGTCCGTAAAACGGATATCGGTCCAATGTGATTAATTTAGGACAAAAACTTTTAACCCATCCTTTGCGGAATTTAATTGTATAAAATCCTGCACAATACTGACATTTGCTCTTAGGGCTTTTAGCAAATAACGGAAGCTTTTTCTTTACATTATATACAGGTTCGTAAGGTTTATTGCCGCAAGGGTAATCATAAATCGCCCATTCAACTGGATCGGATTTTTCCGGAGTAACCTTTTTAATACTTTCTTCAAAGATTGCTGTTCCGAACTGTGCATTAATTTCTGCTAGATTTTTGAAGGCAATATGTTTACCATTTTTTATAAACCAGTAGCCTTTTTTGGCTTTTGATACACTACCGATTTTTTTCCTACCTTCTTTTACCAACCATTCTTTGTTTGGAACTAAGACTTTTGCTGTTGAGTTCATATATCCTACCTTACATCTGTCTGTTTTGCAGGCACAAGTTTTTTCGTATGGGCAGTATTCAAACTGCGTATCTTGCATTAAGTGGTTCTGCATAACTTTGTACCTGTTCACTAATTTTTTGCAAATCGTATTCGGCACAAAATTTTAACAACCTGATACCAACCTGAGGAATATTTTTAGACTTTTGAATTTCGGTATCAATAGTTTCTTTTATCAATGATTTAATATTGTCTGGTTGTGCCGATAGGTCACAAAGAAGTCGATTACGATTATAGTCGTCTAAAACACGATGTTCTCGTCCTTCGTGATCTACCCACTTTTGAAGCATGAGATTGTTCCATGAATATCCTTTGTTGGATCGGTCAGCAAAAGCTTCCCGTAGCCCAACTTTGTTCTTTGTGCCTTTTTCACGAACACCGGGATATGCACTGAAGATATTATCACTAGTATCTCCACGCATACATTTTTCAAATAGCAGCCATTCTGGATCTGGTGCTTCTTTAACCTGTTTTGTTTTCTTATCCACAACAGGTTTACCTTTGTCGTCAAAGTAGCCGTCGTGGCTAATTGTAACACCCATAATACCATTATACTGTTTCACATTCGGTGCAATGAGCTGTGCGAAGTCGCCATCTGTTGAAATGATCACATGGTTATCATTTGGGTGGCTCTGTATCCAGCCTGCAATCAAATCATCTGCTTCGAGTTGCGGATGATGCAATACTGTACAATTGGTTTTATCGTGGATAAAGCTTTTGAATTCATCGAAGGTTTCCCAGAACACTCGATCTTCTTCAGCTTCTTTTGGACTTGCGGCAGCTCTGGCTTCTGCCCGTTGTCGCTTGTAGGGTTCGTAATGGTCTTTGCGCCACGAGCGACCTTCGAGACAGAAGATAACGTGACTACCGTTGAAGTCTCGCCATGCCTTTCGAACACTGCCAAGTACGGTATGAATGCTCATACCGATCTTATCGTTTAAGTCTCCACGAATAACGTGTCGTGCCCTAAAGAATGTGTTAGCAGTATCTACTAGTATGTATGTGTGCGGCATTAACTGACCTCGGATCTTCCGTCGCCTAAATTATTTATATTCACATATCCAGAGCCTCTACGGCTCATATCTATGCCCTCTTCGGCTGCTACATTTCGACAAAGTTCGCTAAACCATTGATCTACAATGGCTTCGTCGGATTCGCCTTGATATCCAGCACTTTTTAATTGTAACACAAAATACTCATTCCAGTCAAGTTCGAAAAACCCATTTCTGATATTTTCTTTATTGACGTGGGTATTTAGAACAGCGACCCAGGGCTCTTTACGTTCAGATGCTAGTTCTTTTGGACTCAGGGCTGCTACCCGAGCCTTTTCTGCGGCTTCTTGAGCAGCCAGTTCTGCCGCAGTTTGTAGCTCAATCGCCTTTTTAGTTTCTAATTCAATCTTATCTATACCAAATACTTTTTTCAAAAAAGATTTCATTTTCTTCCTTTTAATTCGTAAATAAGATGTTCGTTTTTATCACGCCATCTTACTTCTACAATATCTTCGCCTGGGCCGGTCCACATAGCAGTGCCTTTATAAGCAAGACACAGCCAGAGATTTTTTTCTGACAATTCACAGATTTGTGGCCACCAAGCAAAGGTTAATTTCCAATGAACACGATCTTCGAATCGACTTGAATATTTGCCATCCATAAACGTGTCGAGAATCCTCATTTTAAGTACCCCATTCATTTTTAAACAAAGGAACCTGAAGTCGATCACTATATCGTAGACCATACTTCATTGCTAATAGTGCTACAGCCTTGTTATTCAGGCTGTACACACTTTCAACACCGCCCACTGGCATAATGTAAACAGGTCCTTCAAACCCTGCATCTCGATATAGCTCTTTAACTTCAAGAACTTCTTTTACATCATCCTCAGTAGATACAACAAATTTTAGATAGGTATAGCCAAGCCGCTCGTATTGAGCAACAATGTCTGGCTGTATTGCTTCTTCGCGCCGTTCTCCACTGCCGGTTAATTTAGCACTGACACTAAAGGTTAACTGGTCGCGTGTACGGATACTACCAAGCCATTGATTATCCAAATAATCATAAAATTCTTCGCTCAATGGTTGAGTTCCGTTGGTTTCAAATGTTATCTCTTTTAGAGCAGCCATCTTATGATGTTCTAACAATTCAGGATAAGCTCGTTGCCAACCTAGCAGTGGTTCACCGCCTGTGATTACTAGATGTTCGTTTTCCCATTTCTTGTACGGTAGCGTATCCACAATCGCATTGGCAATTGAACTAGTAGAAAGAAGGGGAGATAGATGCTTAAAGCGAGGATCCCAACTAGCGTAGCTATCACAGCCTGTAGTAACCAAAGGTAAGGATTTGTACTCGGTGTAGTCATCCGGGTTAAGATTTTCTGCTTCATTGCTTAGTTCTCCTCGAGGCATTCCGAAGCCTTGACATTTGAAATTACAGCCAAACGTTCTTAGGAATACACTAGGTACTCCCATATAGCGGCCTTCGCCTTGTATGCTATAAAATAATTCTGCTACTTTAATTTTTTTCATAAATGGTGGACCACTTCTTAAGTTTTTCTTTTTTGTTTTTATTGGCAGCGTCGAGATTCGTTTTATTAACGATTCCTTGTTCTACCAAAATATCGATCATAGCCAGGACATCTCCTAGCTCTGTTTCTAAATTTTGCCTATGTGTTGCTCCGGTTTTGTAGTGCATAGTGTCCAGGCCGAATCGGCGAATTTTACTCGCTTCGACAATGGCTTCGGCACATTCTTCTTGCAAAATTCCCAATGTTTCTAGAAATTGTTCTGTACTTGGATTCATGTCGTGCCTTGATGTAATAAGTATATTATATAGGATTTATTTAGGTCTGTCAATGAGCTTAGAACAATTAAAAACAAGAATAACCTGGAACTTGAATGATTATTGTGAGTCAGAATGTTCATATTGTCCTGTACATCTGCGTGGAGGTTCGGAGCCTCCGGAAACTAAAGACTATCTAAGAATTGCCAATTTACTAATAGACACATATCGAAATCAAAATAGAACTATTGATTGGATTTTTAATGGCGGTGAACCATTAGATATGAAGGACATTGTTACGCTATTAAAATTATGCAGACAGAATGGCAATTCTATGACCCTGCATACAAACGGTGGTAAACTTTGGATGGACTGGTGGGCCATTGAGCCGTATGTTGACAATCTTCATTTAACCTTTCACTATTGGCAGAATCCATCATTAATTAGTTATATTATTGATACCTTTACTGCTAAATCAAAATCATTCAAAGTTTATGCGCCAATTCGTCCAGAATATTTTGATGAAGATATTGAGCGTACACTAAAAATAGAACAAGTGCATAACATAGTAGTTGGAAAATCTGTCTTGTATCATCACGCTAGCCGAGATGGCGGAATGTTTAATTATACCAAAGAACAGCTAGCAATAATGTCTGGTGTTAAAATTGTTAAGAAAGAAACAATTCAAACAGCATCATTAGTTGTTGAAAAACAAAAACACGAAACAGTTCCTTTTGTTCAGCGCTTAAAAGAAACAATATCTACCAATCCTAGTTACACAGGCAAACTATGTAATGTGGGGATAGAATTTTTAAACATTAGTCATACCGGTTGGGCAACAGGCAGCGACTGCAATAATCAACCTTTGGGTAATATATGGCACGACGGTTGGAAGCCTCCTATGCAACCTCAAATTTGCACAATGCAGGCCTGTATGAGTCCATCCGATCGCTCGATAACAAAATTTGATATTACTTAACAAATACTTCGTTAATCTGTCTATTGACTCGAATAAAGGTTGTGCATTTGCTAAGTTGCTTCAAAGTCGGAGCGCCTACATAAGTGCAGGCACTGCGTAGTCCCCCAAGCAGATCTAATACAGTATTTCTAACAGCACCTCGATAAGGGACTTCTACAGTTCGTCCCTCGCTGCTACGATATTCTGCCACTCCGCCATGATGTTTATTCATAGCAGTATCCGAGCTCATACCGTAAAAAGTTACTTTACCGTCGGCAACTTCGCCACCGCCTTCATCGTGACCGGCAAGCATACCACCGAGCATTACAAAATCTGCTCCAGCACCGAAAGCCTTAGCAACATCGCCAGGGCAAGTACATCCACCGTCAGCAATGATATGACCTCCCAGACCGTGAGCTGCGTCAGCACATTCGATGATTGCAGACAACTGAGGATATCCAACACCAGTTTGAATACGAGTAGTACAAACACTACCAGGACCAATACCCACTTTAATAATATCTGCTCCACGTAAAATTAACTCCTGTGTCATATCTGCGGTAACAACATTACCAGCAATGATTGTTTTATTTTTCCAATCTGTTCGGACATTTTCTACGAAATCTCCGAACCGTTCGCTATAACCATTTGCAACATCGATGCAAATAAATTGAATTTCGGGATAAGCATCTAAGATCCTGCTTAGTCTAGCAAAATCATTTTCACTAGTACCTGTACTAACAGCAAAATGATTAGGACCTATAATATCTACAGCACCAAACAAGTCATCTTCGTCGTAATTTTTTACCAAGCAGGTAAACATTAAGTGGTTAGATAGTGCTCTGGCGACGCCAAGGGTTCCCACACCGTCCATATTGCTAGCCATGATGGGAACACCCTGGTAGCTATGCTTACTGTGTTTGAACTTATAAGTTCTTACTAAATCAACTTCTTTCCGACTTGATAATGTACTACGTTTAGGTCTAATTAATACGTCTTTAAAATCTAATTTAATATCTTCTTCAATTAACATTTATTTCCACCAAGATTCGTATGGGAATTCGATCCATACATCATTTTCTGCTTTATTAATTTCCATACCAGCAAAGTCCATTTTAACATTGCATTCGCTGGCAAGATTATCAATTACTACAGCAAACTTTACATTCTTATTCCAGACTTCATTCCATACAGGATCATTGGGTAAACAGCTTTTACGCCAATCATCCATAATCCAATTAAAAGTTGCACCCGTATCATTTATGTCGTCTACAACGAGAATATTTCTGGAGAATGTTTCATAACCAAATGCATCTTCGGCCATTCCGCAATCGCTAACGCAATCTCCACCATCCCTGAGGCTAACCATAAGAGTCTTCATAGGAACTTCGAAGTAATGGCTGATCATTACTGCGGGGATAAGACCTCCTCTACTAATTCCTACAATATAGTCAGGCCTCCATCCAGAATTAGAAATTTGACGACAAATTTCTAGAACCAGGCCTTTTAAATCTTGATCTGTGATATGTTGTTTATTCATCGTC